CATTTATCTTTTGCAACAACATCACAAGGACTTCCATATTTTTTTTTGAAAGTTCTTAATGTTGCAACATCTTCTGGTGGATATGCTCTCTCAACAACTTCTTTTGCAAGTTTATGTGCAGTTATATATTGCTCATCAACATACTCTCTTGATTGAAGATATGCCTCTCTCTCTTGAGTAGCCTCATTCTCAAATGTATGTTTCATTTTATTAAAGATTTTGTTTCTTAACTCTGTATTCATTCTTATTTTTGTCATTTTAGACCTTTCTTGTTTTGTTAAACATAATCCTAGTATATCCTATATTAATTAATCTGTCAATCTTTATTTTCTCCAGGGTCTACTTAAATCATCTAACATATCATCTTCGTTCTCATATGTTTTATATGATGTATTGTTGTCATGTGATTCTTGTTCTTTGTCTCTTTTGTTTTCTAAATGAGCAATTCTTTTTTCTAATGCGAAAATTTGTTGAATTGAATCTTTTTCAATCTTCAAACATCTTGTTGTTAACTTGTTAGCAATTTCAATTAAGTTAGTAATTTTTTCTGCTTGAGTCATTTTTATTTCCTTTTGTTCGTTAGACATATCCCATTGTATCCTATATTAAAATAAAAGTCAACCCCTTAAATAAAAAAACTTTCAACCTGTACGTGCATGGTTTAGATATTATATCCCGACCTCCCACCCCTAGTATATAGGATAATTTAGGATATGTCAAGAAAATAAAAAATATTTATTTTGGTTCCTGCCTTATTGTTGCCTTATTTATCCTATATACTCCTAATATGATAAAAACAAATACAAACGAAGTAACAATGGATAAACTAATACTGCAAGCGAAAAGATTAGCGCTTGTAGAAATGCAAGTTAAAATACTTGAAGAGATTGAAGTTATCAATAATTTAATAAAAGATATAGAGAATAAAGATGATGACTCTATACCATTTTAATGAAAGGTAAAAATATGGAAACAGAACAATTAAAAAGAATTGCAAATGCCCTTGAAGAGGTCATTCGTATGGTGAAAGAAGATCAAGAGAGAACTAAAAAATATTTAGAAAAAGAGAAATCTTAATCTAGATTAGCGCCCTGGAAGAGAGCCATTGGGCGCTATACAACCTGAAGTTGCATTGATGACATTAAATTGTGCACAGCTACAATGCAACCTAGGGTTGAACCCATTTTGGGTTTTGCTTTTTTTGTTTTGGGTCAAGGCTCAAGCTTCAAGCAACAAGCCTCAAGCTGGTCAATTGGTCTTGGACGCTATGCGCGGCATGCGCTAGGGATAATTCCGGGTGAGACCTACCGGAAACCAGCAAGCCACAAGCAGCTTGACAAGATAAAATTTATAGTGTATAGGATAATAAAGGAGAAAGATTTATGTTAATAAAAGAAGCAAGAAAGATTACAGACTCATTAACTCGTACAAGTAAAATGCCTGGCCTAAGTTATAGCCTGCCAGCGTGGGCCTGCCAAACTGGCGCGAAGCTCAGGAAGATTCCAACGAGCCCCTGTTTTGGTTGTTATGCTATGAAAAATAATTATACACGTTACCCAGCAATCAAGGAAGCTCAGTATAGAAGGCTCGACGCTATCAACCATCCGCAATGGGTTGAAGCAATGGCCGCACAAATTAAACGGCAAAAATGGTTTAGATGGCATGACGCCGGTGACCTTCAGTCTAAAGAGCATATGAATAAAATTATTGAAGTATGCAAGCTCACACCTGACACGAAGCACTGGCTGCCCACACAAGAACGTCAGTATTTGCCTAAGCCTGAAGACGTCCCAGCAAATTTAATTATAAGATTAAGCGCTGCTAAGGTAGACGGCACCGCTGGCAACGCCTGGAGCCACAGCTCAACGGTGGTGACTGATGGAAGCCCCAGCTGCCCGGCGCCTACACAGGGTGGACAATGTTTAGATTGTCGAGCGTGCTGGAATAAAGATATAAAAAATGTTAGTTATGGAAAACATTAAAATGCACGAATTTAAACATCCAAAATATTATAAAGAATTACGCAAGCGTAATAAATCGGATCAGGCCATTAGCGACGAAGCTTCGACGGAAGCAACAAGCGTGCGTCCTGGTCCGGGCCACAAGCAACAAACCTCAAGCAACAAGCAACAAGCGGGTGAGGCTCAAGCCTCAAGCTACAAAGACTCAAGCAGCAAGTAACAAGCCTCAAGCCCCAGGGCGCAAGGCTCAAGCTTCAAGCCACAAGCGTCAAGCTCCATGATACTTTTACCTTCATAAAGTTTTACAAGGTTAAGGGAGACTGCCTTGGCAAGGATAAAACTGTTGTTTGGATGTTTCATGTGAAACGCAAATTGATGGGGTGAGAAGCGTACCTTGTTTGTTTTTGTAGCTTTTAACTCCAGTGTAAAAAAGTGCCCACGAGAATTATAGCCCAATAGATCGGGAGTACCAAAAGAGCCAGTGTTTTCAATCCTAGTCCACGATATTTTAGGTGTAAATGCTTTAAGTTCATGCCATAATTTCCGTTCTGGAGTGACTGACATTTTTACTACTACAATTTTTTAATTACTTTGCCCATTTTCCAAGTTTCAGGAGTAATTGTAAATACCAATCGATGAGATTCTCTTACTCCTACTAATTTATTTTGCAAGAGTTTTACGCCATCAATGTCAAAAAATTCTCCATTGGGTAGTACAACTTGAACCCTAGCATCTTGAGCAGCGGGTGATGTAGTAAATTTATCTACAATCTGCTTTAATAACTTTCCGGTTAACATGGGTTGATTTATAGAATAAGTTGTATTAAAAGTCAAACATGGGTTTGCCAAAAAAATTAACAGAAAAACAAATGAAGTTTGCTCACGAGATAGTGACAAACGAAGGCAGGAAGACAGCAACTGAATGTGCTGTTGATGCAGGATTTGAATCAGAGTTTGCTAGACAGTATGCAAGTAAACTTCAGAATCCAAAATTATATCCTTTAGTTGTAAAATATATTGGTGAGCTAAGAGAAGAATGGCAGAAAAAATATGAAGTCACTTATGATAGACATATATCAGAATTAGGTAAGATAAGACAGCAGGCTCTTAATAAGGGAGCGTGGTCAGCTGCAGTTAACGCTGAAGTAGCGAGAGGGAAAGCGGCGGGTCTATATATTGAGCAGAAGATAATACGTACTGGAAAATTAGAAGACCTAACAACAGAAGAACTAGAGAACAGGATGAAACAAATAATTGATGACTACTCACCAATCCTAGAAGACGTGCCATTTGAAGAAATAAAAGAAAAATTAAATAAAGGAAAAGACCCACAAACCAATGGGCATCAACAAGAAACATCTAATGAATCTTTGTTATCTTCTTCACACAAGAAGAAGGGAAAACAGAACGTTCACTAAAATGTATTGAACCATCATCGTCAATATCATAGCCAGCAAAAATTCTTACAGTATCTTTGTCTTTACTAAATAGCCAGCCTTCACTTACAGGTGTAGCAAGTTTCATATTTTTAAACTCACGTTCAGAACCCCAGCCACCTTCAGTGATGATATCAATCCAATCTATACGTACACGTTTGTAAGGAAACTTAACCTGCTGCTTTACAGTTTTAGGTTTAGTGTAAGTATTAATGCTTCTAGATTTCTTTGCCATGTTTAAACCATAGAGTTTTTATTTTGAAAAACAAGTTTTTTAAAAAAGGTAAAAAGGTTTCTTCGCGCAGGGAATTTGTAACACCTTGAAACACATTGTAACAGCATTGTAACATCACTTTATTCAATGATATCAACACTTTAAAGCCATTGTCACATTGTAACACCCTCTCTACGCTGAAAAAAATATTTAATATCATTTTCAAATTTAAACTACTAAGGGTTCCTTGGTCCCTGATGCCTGTTTCTTGTAATATAGGTCAACTCTTCTTAACCATTCGAACATAAACCCTTGAAATTCCTTACCAGATGACACGTACTTTAGAATGGTTCCATTCTTTACAGAGATTAGAATCACTCCAGAGTTAATGTTTGAGCCATACACATGGTTGTGAGCCACGGCATAAGCTGCAGTCTGTATAAAATAATCGTCAATCCATTCACGTTTTTTGTATTTGTTAGACTGTTTGAAATCCATTATAGCCTCTTTACCTTCATAGACTCCAGCGATGTCACAGGCTCCAGCGTATAGTCCAGGGTAGTACATCATCATTTCCATGCCCCACACCTCGTCTATGGAGTTCTTAAAGCCACTATCAATTAAATTTTGAGCCATGGTGCCTGCCTCTTGGCCAAGGTCTGTCATATCCATATGTCCCTCACCCTTGATGTATCCTTCAAGAATCCGGTGCATAATCGTACCTCTAGCTGCTGCATTGTCTCTTATCTTGTCTGCCTCAATTTCGCCTACTTTCTGCCTCCATCTCGCCAAACTCTCTTCTTTCTCAGGTGTACGAGTCTTACCTAATATAGTCGTAACAGATGGAAGTTTTTCACCACCTACTGAATACTTACGTCCATCGGGACCATCAACTCGTTTCGGGTCCTTATAGTCATATTTCTTATTCCATGTTATCATCTTATTCCTAACTCTTTAGCTGCTTTATATTCGGTTAGGTCTACCACATTTTCACGTCCTTCGGTAGTGTAATGTTCTATGACTTGATTGATCTTTGGTAGCTTTGTATGCGCCCAAGGCCAGATTAGGCAACACACATAAAAAGCATCTCTGAATGTACAACGCCATCTGTATTGTTTTAAATACGGTGTACCATCAACCCGTTTACCCTTACGCGGCTTGTCAGTTAAAGTACCTACTCCTAATACTTCATGGACCCACGTCAAAACAGATTTATCTGTCATAGCTATTTCCATAGATAGACGTAAACTGTTAGACATTCTGTATCCAGGTTTACCCTTATGTTTTTTCTTTTTCTCCATACCTCTTCGCATATGAATTGATCCTTCACCATCAAAGAGGCCGGCGATATAAGCCTTATCTGTATCTGGTATCATATACTTACCACCACCATTAAAGATAATAACATCAACACCACTATTATTTTTTCTCCAAACATATTTTTGTATCTCCCATTTCTATTGTTTTAAAACCATAATAAGTTAAGACGTGGGCAATGACGCTTGTCTCCATCTTATCTGTGTCATCAATAACTATTCTAGTATGTGGAGCCGAACGATTAGCAAACCACACAGCTTCAGTGATTACATCCTTAGTCATGTGGGGACCATCTAAATATACAAACGCATAAGTCTTCTCATTCCAAGCAGGATGACACATAAACATAGTGTCAGTCATGTTAGCGAGCGTAAACTTACCTTCGTTTCTGTATTTGTACATGTCTTTCAACATAGTATCCCTCATTTGATCAGTGTAATCTGCTGCAAAAGAACCTCTAAAAAATTCAGGCCAACCTTGTGTAAAGGTTCGGTCATGATGTTGATATTTTAATTCACCATATGGATCAACTCCAACATGCAGGTAGTTATTTTTTACATTGTCCATGATAAGTTTAGAGCCATAACCTTGACGTACACCTATCTCACAACTGTAATAACCTCTACAATCAAAGTCTTTAGCCCACTTCGTAAGGAGTTCATACTCCTTACCATCACCCTCGATTGTCATTTTTCATCCTCTTCATTCTTTTCATTTCAGAATAAAGTTCTTGCATTTGAAATTGAGTGCAGTTCATTGCAAAAAAAGCTAACTCATCTCTCATACCTTTTTGTTGTTCGTGTGCTCTTGCTTTGTTTTCACTTATAACTTCAAAGTGTTCATCTCTTAGTTCAGCCATTGCTATTCCTTTCTTCTATTTTATCTCTAAAATATTTAGTTGCTTTCATTCTTATGTACTCATGATCAAAGCCAGCAAACGTACATACCGCCTTAAAATCTGCGTTAGGTTCAGTAAACCATAGTCGTGACGATTCAGCGTAATTGCTGTAAGACATTCCATAAGATTTAAAACCTTTACCCATTGCATCCTCAAGAGCTACTATCAATACGTTTCTCCATAAAGATTTAACAGGGTCTCTGTGTTCTCCTGCTATATTAAGAGCTCTTAGATTTAAGTTTTCCATTAAGCTTCTTAACTTTCTCTTCAACTAACATTCTTATTACTTGTGCTCTAGACAGAGTGACCCCTGGTGCCAGAACCTTTGCTAACTTATCAATATTACCATAACAGGTATGATCGACAGCTAGACTTTTATATTTACTTATATCAGTCATTAGTATATCCTTTCATTATTATATATAATCATATAGGATTATTATATTTATTTACAAGGTTGTCAATGAAATTTTTTTTAACCATATTCGTGTGTTCAGTAGTTAATCAAAACTGTGCTGAAGTTCCACCATCAAAACATGATTATAAACGTCTATATAGTAGTCATTATGAATGTATACAAAAAGGACTCGGTGAGTCTTATTCTATTATTTACGATAACGAACTTTTTGAAGAACCTGTTGTGGAGGCTTTAGAATTGTATCCTAAGTTTTATTGTGAGAAGGTTGAAAATTACCAAGAAAGCGAACCAACTGAAACCATTCCTCCCGTAACGCAGGATCTTTAGTCTTATTATTTCATAAACATTTGTATTGATACTCTAGGTATAATTGGACTTAACACGGGATTAACTTTATGTTGAAATGGAGATTTTATTATTACTAAAGAATTACCTACTATAGGTATATAACCATGACCATTTTCTGATTTAAACATTAGTTCTCCACCAAACTGAGTATTCCATTTGTTGTTAATATAATATGTTGCTCCGTATTTCCAATTACCATCATTATGCCAATTAATACCTGCTCCTTTTTCCATGTAATGAATATTACTAGTAATGCTTTTAAAATTTTTTAATTGATAAAATTGATTATGTTGAGTCAGAGTTTTTAATTTTTCAAATGGAGGATAATTTTGTACACCTACTCTTTTTGGAGGAACTATATTATTTATTAAATCTTCTGACCATATACCTTTAGAAGTATGTAGATTTATCTTTTTACGTTCTTTAAATATAGAATCATGAATTCCTTTATAGGTAGGATAGTCTAAAAAATTTTGTATCCATAACAATTTATCGTGAAAGTTAAATGCTAGGTTCATTCGCTTTTATAATTTTTATTTAACTAATCAATAAATATTCCAACAGAAATACGCCAATAAGGTAAACCTATTTTTACAGGCATTGCATCATGTAGTTTATTACCAGGAAATAAAACAAAATTACCTGGTTTAAATTTAATTGTTTTATCTTCAATTTGTAATTCTCCTCCCCAACTATCTTCCCAATCAGGTGTTAAGAATCCAACTATAACATGTTTATATTTTCTATGATCATGGAAATGAAATTTACTTGAATTATGCTGTGCATTCAAAGTAATATGTTTAATTTTATAACTACCTAAATCAAATTTTTTTTCTTTTTTAAGATGACTATTAATTGATGATACAATCCCTGAAAAAAATCCAAACCAATATTCTTGATAAACAGTATCTTCAAAAGATACTTCAAAAGTTGGATAAAAATTACTAAGTATATCATCTCCATACGTAGTATTAATCTTCCAATTATTATTTAATAATTGTTTATAAAAATGTTTAACTTCATATCCATTTAAAACATTGTCTATTTCATAAACGTTTGACATGTTAACCTTTACCTTGGCCTTTGTAACGTCGTGTACGTTTTTGCCTTTTTTCATCTTTATTTAGAGATTTTTTATGTTTGCGAGGCCCACGTTTTTTAGGCTTATCTCTTGTCTCGAATGATTTAAATTTTCTCGCCATTTTGTTTTATTAATTCTTTATCTCTTTCATTTAATTTTAAGTATCTTATACTTCCATTTATGTGTTGTCTAGTGTCACTTCCACAATTAACACACCTATAATACTCTGAAACTATTGCTACTAGTATTGTCTCTTCTCGACACTCTTCACATACACCATGAACAGTATCTATATTATTAAATGTTTTAAATTTATTCGACAACTTTGCCGCCTTTCCATTTCATATCTGGTAAGCCTTCAGTGTATCGTTTACCATCAAAAGTTAAAACTTGTTTTCTATTTGAACCTGATTCGTGATAAGATATGTGGACCCAACCCCCTGCAGGATCGTCTTTGTCAAAAAATTCCATGATCAATTGGTCAAAGTCAACGTTGTTTTGTAACCAGTAAGCTGTCTGAATGTTGGGCACGCCAAATATTTCTAGGTCGACCGCCTGGCCCTTCGCGTGCTGCGATGTCTTTTTGCTGCCGATTGCTTCACAAAGCGCCTCTGAACGATAGCCGCTGGTGATTGTCACAGCCTTGTCGAAATGTGCACGTAGTGGTTCTAAAATTTCGTAACAAAGATCGCCTAGACTTTTAATTTCTCCTGATCCTGGTGTATTGTCTATACCTTTACGTGTCGCTGTCATCGACTTGGTCATCTCTTTAAGAGTAAAGTGTTTACTGAGCTGCATTTAGTTTAATATTAACTTTTTAATTGATAAAGATCCATCTATATTTTTTTCCACCTCTGCCATAGATTTTATGCATTGGTGATGTATATTATTTCCTGTTTCAGTTCTCTTGGCATATCTTTTTCCTTTTAAGCACATTGCCATTGAATGTTTACCTGTATCAGGATCAATCTGAATTCTGTGTTCTTTGATTTCTCCGTTAATAATCATAAGAAGAGCTACGACTTCTAAAATCATTTAATAAGCCTTTCCATTTTCTCTTACTTTATCTTTTAATGCTTCGATATCTTTTAATGCTTTATCTAATTGTTCACTTAAAAATTCTATGTTGACTTTGTTTGTCATATTCATCTCTTGAGTTTTTTCCATTTTCTCTACGGATTTATATAAATCTTCCAATAAAAAATGTTGTTCCTGGTCTACAGGGACTTGCTCAGATTTTTTAAGTAAATCATTTTCAAATAGCTCACGTGAAGTCTCCAACGATACTAATCTTGAAGTTAGTTCTGTGTATGCAAACACGCCAGCCACAACGCCTGCGATTATCATGAGCATGTTCTTGACCGGCATGCTTACAGAAGTGTTTTCAGATATTTTCATCTTACAATTTTATCACCCATAAGTTTGATGTTAGGATTTTTTTCTTTGTAATCATCTTTGATTGAATCCCAGTAACTTCCATCAGGTTTAATAATTTTATCATCAGGAATAACTATACCAGAACATTTAGAAACCAAAAGTTTGAAGTTAGGATTTCTGCTTAAAGTGGGGTTTTTATTGACTTTTCCGCACATTTTCATCAACTCTAACTGCTGTTTTAGTTCCATATTTTCTTGTTGAACAGCTTTAAATTCATCAGTGCAGGCTGAACCTAAATAGTGTCTCCAAGTTAATCTTAAGGACCTATCATCAGAAGGACTAGTATAATTATTATCGGAATTAAAATGCCTATAACTGTTTTCTGAATCTCTTTGTTCGACTGATAAGCTGAGATCACCAGTGCTACAAGTATTAGTGCCATTATTAAGATACTCATTTCTAGGATGTGCAGGTTTTATAAAACATAACAACACAAATAAAACAATTAATACACCTGTAAAATAATAATTCATCCTGGCTATCTCCATAATACATCCTAATAATTAATTTCCCGGTTGAGATCTTTGATGTCATAACTGTGTTCTCTAACTTGATCAGCTAATTGTCTATATAAATTTTCTGCCATCTGCCATGTTGCTTCAGCTGATGAGAGTCTTGTGTTTATACCAGTAAGATTTTTTTGTAATTGAGTAACATCTCTTTCAAGATTTGTTAGTCTTCGTTCATTGGAATTAATAGTGTCTGTAAGATTAACAATATAACGTACACCTGTAAATGTCCCGACTAATACGGAAGCTACTACAGGTATCATTACTATATTTTTTTTTAATAAATCTACTAGGTTCATATTGCATCCTTATGTCAACCAACTAATAATTTTCTCCCACCACTTGTTCCCTGGTGCCTGACTCAAACTGCAATCACAGTGAGCACATTTGTTAATACCTTCGTGAACGTGACGTCTTAACATGTGTCCACAAAGATCACACATCTTTGGTAGTGATGGTTGTTTAATCATTTTATTAAAATATTACTGCGCCAAGTACAAAAGATACCACAGCGATTACGATTTCAGTTCTGTTATGTAGTTGCCATAACATAAATTTCTCTAATTTTAAGATTGATTGTTGCTTAATCACTTCTTTGTATTTACTTATCATCATCATCCTCCAAGTTTCTCAGCTTATAATCGTAGCTACCTTCTTCATGTTCATCGGTAATCCACTTAGCTGAATTTTCTACGGAGTATATTTTACTCGTAACTAGTCTATTGATCAAGGTTTTATTTAGGTCTGTACCCATTGAAGCATCAAACATTTTTAACCTATTATTAGGCTGTATTGCGTAGTTTCCATCTTCTAATTCAAGAACATGGCCACACTTATGTTGATCAGGTTTTTCTGCATAACCGAAATTTAATTCGTTAAAGTCCCCTGCACACCAATCTATTGTAAATAAATACTTACCTTTACGTTTTACCTTACGTCTAGATATGTATTGCATAGTAGAACCAGCTAATTCATAAAAAGTTGTAACACTTACATTATAACTAAAACTGTCCCACATAACTATTTCGTCAAGTGGTAATTCTTTTACACCAGGTTTTTTACAAAAAGCTGATATAGGTGCTCGCCACCATATACCACCATCTTCCATTAAGAAATGAAACATAGGAACTCTGTTTGGAATAGAACTAAAACCAAATATTGAACAGTCAAAATATTTATCGTGTGAATCTTTTTGATCTCTTAAAAAATTACCTCTTACGTAACACTCTATTACTGGTATGTTTGCATTTAGATAAGCCATAATTATTTCATTTCTCCATTTTTGTAATTACAAGAGCTATCAAATAATTTATAATTACAGGTCAACTCTTCTCCAATGTTTATATCTCTTAATGCATACCCTTCATTGTCAATGTTAGGGCTATCACTATGATTTATATAGTTTGTATTTCCTAGCTCTAACACTAATAGATTAGAATCTAAATCATAATTATATGCATGGTTGTTAAAATGTTTTTGTATAGAGTATTCTAAATTTTTTAAGTTATCTTTTTCAACTATACAATCAAGTCCAGGGATAATTTTAGATATTAAAATTTTTTCTTTTATAAACTCATCGGCAAACACACCTATTCCATGTATTTTACTTTTATCTAAATATGTATTGACTATTAACATTATTCCTCTTTTATGTTACCCCAATTTGGTCCTGATTCATAGTCAACCTTATTAGGAATTTGTAGTTTAACTGCCGTCTCCATTATTTTTATAATGTCCTTAGAGTTATCATTTTCTCCAAGAGGAATAGATATATCAAGCTCATCGTGTATCTGTATATGCGGTGTGATGCCTTCTTTATAGAGTTCTAACATAGCTTTTTTTGTCATGTCAGCAGCACTACCTTGAATTAGTTTGTTTAATGCTTTGTAAGTAAAAGCTCTACGATGACCATTTTCATGCCAATAGTTTGTTTTAGGATTACCATCTTTGTCTTTAATAATATTTCCTTCGTCATCTAATTCATGTGGCCCCATTGCTTGAAGTTCTAACATTCTTTCATGATCTTGTGCAGGGACAAATGTACCCCAACTACTACCTTTAAGTATTGGTTCGTATTTTGGAAATCTACATTTTCTATTTAAGATAGTTTTAATTCTACCTTGATCTTGAGCAGCACTCATTAATTGATTTGTTAATTGTTTTACAAACGGAACTTTACCATGATAGGTATCAAATAACTCTTTTGCTTTGTCTTTAGATACACCAAGCTCTGCTTCTAGTTTAGCTTTACCCATTCCATAAAACAAACCAAGGTTAATTACTTTAGCTTGACTTCTTGGAATCTTTGCCATGTCTGCAACAGTTTGGTGAAAGTCTGCTTTAGGATCATTATCATATGCATCAGCAATTTTATTAACAGAAGCTAATCCAAATCTTAATGCATACTCTGTAACTAATCTTGGTTCCTGTTGCGAGTAGTCAAAGGTACCCCACTTGCAACCTTCTTCAGGTAAAAATAAACTTCTTATCAAAGGTCCTGTTTTTGGATCCTTAGCTGGAATCTGTTGTAGGTTAGGATTAGAATAACTAAATCTACCTGTAACGGTACCTCCATCATCAGATCTAATTTGATTTATCTCTGCATGAATTCTACCATTATGTTCGTGTCTTAAAATTGTATCAATGAATGTTGTATTAACCTTGTTTATTTTTCTAGCTTCTGCTATCATTTTAATTACAGGATGCTCATGATTAGAAAGGAAATTTTTTGTAAATGAAGGTGCACCAGTTTTTACTGTTTTTTCAAAAGGTAGTTTCAAATGTTCAAAGACTTTTTGAATACTACGTGCAGCCCATATTTGAGTTTCTACTCCTGTCTCTATTTTTACTTGGTGGATTAATCTTTCTTCTTGTGTTGTTAATTCCTTTTTTAATTGATTGGCTCTTGTCACGTCTACCCTCACCCCTAGGAAACGCATATCAACTAGGCAAGGAAAAAGATCAGTCTCTAAATTAAATATATCTTCACAGTCTTCTTCTATCAATAATTTTTTTACATATTGCCAAAGTTTAAAAGTTAGTTCAGCATCTTTTTCAGCATAAGCTCCTACTTCACTTGCAGGTAATTTCCACATCTCTGCTTTTGGATCAAGTCCTCTAGATTTAGCTGCTTCATTTAAAGCTTTTTCATTCTTACCTTCGTTTAAATAAAACCATGACAATGCATTTAATGTATATGCAAATCTATTCTCATCTAAAACTGAACATGCAATCATAGTATCTACGATTAAACCATTGATTTTTATACCTAAATTACGTATCCAACATACGTCATACATTGCATTATGAAATATTTTTGTAGCTGGACATTCACAAATATCTTTAAACCATTCTAAAGTTTTAGCTCTATTCATGTTAGGTCCTTCACCATGTGCTATGGGAAAATACCATTTGTCATTAAACGTAGCAACAGCAATACCAACAACTTCACCTACACCTGTAACTGCACCAGATCCTTTTGATTTTAAATTAGGATCACGTGTTTCTAAGTCAATTGATATCTCATCATAACTTCTTAGATCAGGATATTCTGTAGGCTGCACCCATTCTGTTTGTGTTAGGTATTTAGGTATCTTCATTTTTTCTTTTTGTCTTTCATTGTTTTAATTTCTAATTGACAGTAATGAATTATCTTTTCTAAATCTTGTATTCCCGCTTTGTTTAAATAACGACAAACATATTTTACAACACATCCTTGAAAGAAAGATAAACCATTTTTTGAAATAAATTCATAGGGCTGAATGGTAAAGTCTTTGTAATGAGATCCTCCAATTTGCTTGTCTTGTGGAAATATATTATCCCAATCATCTTTATGCGTCATAGTTTGCTTCTCTTTTTTCATATAACTTTTTTAAATTTTTTAAAAATCCTTCTTCCCATACCCAGAATCTATCAGTGTATGATTCCATATTACCTGGCATTCCAACATAAGAATATGAACGATCTTTTTTAAGCCATGATCTAGGTACCCACATCTCAACAGGATCTAAAAATTTTTTAAATTTTTTGTACACTTTATTATACTTTGTACTTTTAACTTTATTTACTTTTATTAAAACAGCTTTCGGTGTTTTTCTTAATACATCAAATTCAATTTGTCTGTGAAAAAATGTACTCATAGCGGATACTCCTTTATTTTCTTTTTAGCTTTCAGTTTATATAAATTATTTCTTGCTCGTGTTACTCCCACGTACCATACTCTATGCTCTTCATCTTGTTTGTCAACACTTAGACTAATACCTTTTTGTACTTTAGCACCTTGATGTAAAGATAGTATTACATTATCTTCTTCACCACCTTTTATTGCATGAATAGTTGACAACCATATTCTTGCATTTTCATAAAGTTTTTCACCCCCAGAAATTATATTTCGAATGTAAAGTATTTCTTTCTGATCAGCTACGAAAATGTCGTACCAATTTTTTTCAGGATTCCAATTGCCATTGGGAATATATTCTCTGACGTCATTTATTTCTTTTTCTCCAAGCTCACCTTCTCTTATCCATTTAGTATATGCCATAGCTCCATTATAAATACCTACATTAAAACTTTTACCTTTGTTACTTTGATAATAAATATTTTTACTTTTAAGTTCTTTCATTATGTCTAACAAATTACTTTTAGTTCTTGTTAAGATTAACCACTTACCTTTTGTAAGATCAACTTGTCCTAAATTATTGATGTGAGACGCAAAGCCCTCTTGCGCCCGCGGCAGGTATTCTTTGTGTTTCCTGATGCCTGATATACGGCTTACGGCTATTTGAGATTGTTCTTGTACTGCTCTTGATACTCTTCTCGAATACCTTAAAACACGTTCATTTGCAGGCTCTTTTATGAATCTGTTGACGTCAGCTCCAGCCCAAGCGAATATAGCTTGGTCGTCATCACCAGCTAAATACATATCATCACAGTTCTCTCTTAACTTATCATACAGTTGCCATTGCAATGGAGATAAGTCTTGGGCTTCATCAATAAAGATAGCTTTTAGTTTTGGAATCTTACCGGAGCTTATAACTTTTTTAATTAGATCATTAAAATCTAATAGATGCATTTTCTTTTTATATTCTTGTAGATTTATATAGATGTGATTTAAAGTATGCCAGTCTATATTTTTTCTATCATGCTCGTTAAGATCAAACTCTTCTCTTATAGTTATATCCTTGTTAATAGCTTTACCTATCATTTGAAAATAAGGATTATTGCAAGTTAAAAAATGTGTTTCTTCATCATTGTATTTATCAGTAAAGTTAACTCTTACATTTAATTTTTTACCTAAAGCTTCGTAATGATGTGGTTGAATGATAGCACTTTCATTTAAATTTAATAAATGAAAACAAAATGCATGAAGTGTTTGAAAATATGGAACCTGCTTTTCATCTACACCAATTCTATTTCTAGCTTCTTTCGCAGCTTTCTTTGTAAAAGCAAAGTAACCTATCTTGTGATAAGGTGTGCCTGTTCTTACATAAGCATTAACTCTTCTAATTAATCTAAAAGTTTTACCTGTCCCAGGTGGGCCATATATTTTAATAGGTTTTTTCATTAAACAATGTTTTGTTTATCTTCTATTGTTATTTTCTCTTCTGGTATTTCTTCTTTCATTAAATCATCAGCAGGCATTTTAATACACCTGACTGGTGGAAATGATTTTTCACTTTCTCCTTTTGGAAATCTTTTTTGAAATCCAAACTCAGCTTTGAAATGACTCTTAATTAAAGTTGCAGTTCTTGGCCTGTCTTTTGTCCACTCATTTCTTTTAATCTCTTCATAAAATTTATCGTAATCAAAATAATAAAACTCTTCGTCTTTTAATACAGCACCACTTTTAAAAGAAGCATATGTTGTAGCCTCTGGTCCATTGACATAATCCTCTAGATATTTTTTCAACATCTCAATAGGATTAGTACCTGCAGGTGGTTTAATATCCTCTTTAGTGGCCCATAGAGCGTCTAGGATGGGCTGGTATTCATTATTCTTAATGATGGGAGGAAATATAGATGTTTGGTCTGCTATGAGCGCTCTCATCTCTTTCATTTCTGCTATCTTTTTTATATGTTTTGCATGTATTTGAACTACTTTACTGTCAGATAATTCTACATTAAAAAAATATTCTGGATCAGGTTTATAATCTATTTTAATTAAACCTGATATTTGAGGCCAACTACTTTCTTTATGACTACCAATACCAAACTTTCTACGTAAACATGTTCCCTTTGCACAATAAGAAGAGATAGGTAGATCATGACAAGTATGTCCAGCAGTATCTTTGTCCCAACTTTTTATTTTTTCATTTACTTTAGAGTCTCCCCACGTGTCATCGTATTCTATAAAATCTCTTGCTGCTTGTAGTAATTTTTTCTTCCAATCATCTTTGTGTTTTTTTTTTACAAACACCATGTAGTTAAATAAAAATCTATCTCTTTCGTCTTTTAATTTGTTTCCTGATTCCTGAACCTGTTTGCATAACATCTGTAAACATGGAGGACCATCTAATAAATCATCAGGGCCACCTGTTAATATTTCTTTTACTTTTTTATTTGATACTTCTTTTAATGATTCTTTTGTTTGTAAATTATCTTTGACTACATTTAAGAAATCATCAAACTCTAATTCTTTTCCATCAGGTAATAATGCTTTACGTTCTGTCTTCTTAAAATAAGGTAAGTTAATAAATGATCCAGAAGTTCTAACGTTATCTTGATTCATACCTAGTTGTGTTTGTTTAGGAAATATTTCTGTTTTGGATGATAAACCAAATAAAAATAATAAGTTTTGTAAAAATTCTCTAATTAAAGTTGAAGGTACCTTCTCTGCTGTAAATACATATATATGAAGACCATTACTTTTTGATTTAATTGGTACAACAGGTAAATTTTTGTCTTGAATTACTTTTAAATAATGTTGAATATCAAAACTAGAATAATCTGATGGATCAATATCGATTGCACCAAAGCTAGCCATACCATTATCATCACATGCTTGTATACCTATCGCACGTTTACCATCTAAATGATCTTGATAATCTTGATCAGATATACCTCTTTTAGACCAGCCATAATCGCCTGGATCAAATTTTAATTTGTTTGTTTGTGGATCATGATAACCATTGTTAACATTACAGAAACCAAAGTCTCTCTCCAATCCACCAAAGTATTTTCTAAAATCTTTCATAAATTTAAGGCGCTTCCAGTCTCCCTTCAGCGCCTTTGTTATAACTCTTTATTATACTATGTCTTGCTTCTTTTGACCAGCATCGTATTTTGGTTTAGCTACACCTTTAGAAACTGATTTCTGAAGTTGTGCCGCTATCTCATACACAGACGCATCATCTTTATTAGCAATATCAAGATTTCTTACTCTTGATGGTTTGTAGACATGCCAGCTTTTACTTCCCGCTGTTCTTCCAAATGTATTTAATTTATACACGGCTGAATAACTTGCAGGATTAAATGAACCTTGATCATCTGAGAATCTCAGATTCTTAATAAGGTTATTTAATTCCCTCGCTGGAGATAAATTAGAAGATCTCATTGGGACCACTGCAGGTTTTAACTCACCATCTACCATTGCTAGTACATAGAAGTATGCAGTCTTCTCAACATAGTTACCATTTGGTAATCTATATCTTCCATTTTTTTCTTCCACAGCATCGGCTGGAATCTCTAAGTGAGTTCCTACTGGAGCTGAAGCACTATCGCCTCTCTCCTGCCATTCGGGATACCTAGTTTGTGCGTGAGCAATTATAATATCTAATCCCTCTTCACCACTTATAAGTTTACCAAACCCTGATGCATAAATCATACCAGGTTTAGCCCCTTCTACATGCTTGGCGTCTCTCTCATTACATTCAGGTGATAGCTGATGTAAGATTTTCAGAATCGGAGTTGATACGTCATCTGATTTAATCTCTTCAGCTCCTTTACCAGAGTCTGCTCTGAGATTTATTGTTGCTAATGCACCTGCATCAGCTTTCTTTGCTACTTGACTTTCCATAGATTCTCCTTTGTTAGTCTATTAGTCTGTTGATTTAGATTTGTTAGTTATCTTAGTTTGATAACCAGCAAACGTACTGAAATACTCTGAGGGTATCTGACCACCACGTTCGTGGAGATCCCTCAAAGCAACTCTAAGGGTTCCGGCATTAACAGAAACTTTTTGTTCCGGTTCATAACCTTGTCCTTTTGCAAGGGTAGCATATTGCATCGCCTTGTTATCTTCGTCCTTTCCAAACCTCACTGTAATTTCGTTTTTTACAATGTTGCCTAGTCCGTTTTCTCGAAGCCATTGATACGCCTCTGCTCTTTTTGGTGCTAATGCAGTGGCATAAAATTTATCGTCTATCTCTAATTCAGAACCATCTTTTAGTTTCATGGTTTTAAGATTCATAGCATTCATCATATCTGGAATAATTACTTGAGAAAAATTTTTTTCACTATCCTCTAAATCTTTAATCTTATCTTTATGATTCTGTATTTCTTGTTGTATGTCTTGAAGTTTTTTTATTTCGTCTGCTAGTTTTTGGGGTTCTGTTTGCGTCACCTGACTGGGCGCATCAGCTCTTAGATTGATCGTCATGTTACTCCTTAATAGTTTAATAGTTTAATTTATATTTGCACTACTGTATATATAGGAGAATTTGTATATGTCAATACTAGTTTTGAAAAATATTTAATTCAATTGGATAATAAGAAAATTGTCTTCTATCATATTTTAATAATTTAAATTTACCATTTGTAATGTCAGAAGCTACTGCACATACAACACCAATTATGGCAGGATCACCATAAAGTAATAAGTAATCATCAGTTGTAAAATCTCTTAATGAGTTTTTTATTTCCATTACCATTGGACCTGGTGTAAATTGCATTTGTTTTAAACGAGGAAACAAAATCTTAATTTCGCCATACTTTAATGCAGGCGTAATATCAATCTTAGGTTGACCTGTTTCTCTATCTGTAGGAATTTCCTGTACTAAATAAACTTTGCTCATTGACTTTTTTCTTTCTATACACTATATAACTTTTTAGAAAGAAAAGTAAACAACAATGAATGTATTAGATAGTAAGATTAATTGGTATAAGTTTAAAACAAGTCCTTATAAACATCAACTTGATGCTTTAGAAAGGTCGTGGGATAAAGAATACTTTGCGTACTTTATGGAAATGGGTACAGGTAAATCAAAAGTATTAATTGATAATGCAGCCATGCTTTATAACCAAGGCAAGATAAATGGTTTACTTCTTATTGCACCCAAAGGTGTATATAAAAATTGGTATGAAGATCAGATACCTACACACTTACCTGACTATATAAATAAAAAAGTTGTTCTTTGGAAGAGTTCAGACAAGACTCATGAACAAACAAAAAAATTAAATACATTATTTCAACCTGGTACAGAGTTTCATGTATTAATTATGAATGTAGAAGCTTTTTCTTATGACTTTGGTAAAGAGTTTGCTCGTAGATTTTTAAACTCACACAATGCAATAATGGCTATAGATGAATCTACCACGATCAAAACACCTACTTCTAATAGAACTAAAAATATTTTAAAACTAAAAACTCTTGCTAAATACAGAAGAATATTAACAGGCTCACCTGTAACTAATTCACCATTAGATTTATTTAGTCAATGTCAGTTCCTTGGTTC